AGCGGCTCTGTTGCCAGTCTTTGGATCAACAACCGTAGTCATTGGTATCATAACTCCTAGGTACTCAGAACCAGCCAACAATGTTGGATCGTTAAGTAACTTCCAGTTGTGCTTGTGGAAAGTGTATCCTCCACGAGTGAAAGATTGGAATCCAAGATTAGCACCATCGCCATCTCGTCCACCAAAAGCATTAACACCTGTAGTTGCAGAAGCAAATCCAGCGGCTCCATTCAATGACGCAACGAAGTCGTCAATCTTGAAACCTTGAGAAGTGTTACAGTAGATAGCGTACTCAGGAGCAGCGCCATTCTTGTCCAAGTTCTCGATCATTGTATCCATACCAGTTAAGGCGTTGATCTGACCGTCGTGAACGATACCTCTGTTTTCAATTGCAGAGAAATAACCTTCGCCAGCAGTAACAGATGCACCAGCACCAGTCAATGTAGCAGTTACGTCCTCTCCTAAAAGGAACATCATTTCACGCTTGTCTAAGAAACGAGCACGAGTGTCCATCTCTCCTTTGACATACCATCTGTAGTCTCCATTACCTACGTTCACCCAACCAATGTTAGTTGCTTGTGATCCAGTAACTCTGAATACTTCCTTGATGATATTGTACTTATTAGTTCGCTTGATTACGTTACTTTCCAAGTATCCATTATTCTGATCAGATCCTTGCTTGAACAAGTTACCGATAACTGGGAACGTAGTAGCCGTTGTTGCAGCACTAGCAGTAAGACCAGCAGAAGATAATGTTTGAATAGTGTAATCAGCAGTAGCAGTATTGCTAACTTCTCCTGTTGGAGAGATAGCCGTTACGATACCACGATCCTGTCCGTACAACAAGATAACGTCATTAAGACGTAGAACTGAAGCATCAGAAGAAGCCTTCTTAATTACTAGAGTTGTTGCTGCGGCGGCGGCGGTAGCGCTTAGCGTTCCTGCTTGTGCTTGGTGAAGACGATTTTCTTCCCAATACTGGACTTCGTCTGCGGTACCGTTTGCGCGTATTGCGCCCGTTAGGCTTAGAAACCCCGTGATTCCACCAGAAATTTGCTGATAGCCGTAAGTCTTTACAAGACTATCTCTGTTGTCTGGTGCGTTTATTTCATCTATGTAGTCTCCGAGAGAAGTATATTTCTCTGGGGACAAGCGGCGAAAGACCGCTGGTTTACTGTCATTATAGACAGGAGGAAAAGTATTTGCCATGATATATAATTTTAATCGGTTAAGGCATTAAACATTAAAGCGTAATCTTTGAGTTCCTATCTCTTCTTCAAGTGCTTGACGGAGTGACTCCGCAACTGGATTACTTTTAACTTTTTGCTCAAGGGCTGGAGCGCTTGCATCAACATTAGCCGCCGTTTCGACAACATTGCGTTGGCCATCACTTAATCCTTGACGGTATATACTTTGAACAATATTGGGCAAGTTGTCCATTATAGTTCGATCAGTATTCCATTTGTCAAAATTCCAATTACCACCTTCTTCGACATAGTCATCAAAGAAAGACTCAATTTCTACATTCTTCTTTTTAAGTTGATCCTTGTATACGGCGTCGACACCAAACGAAAACGTCTTGTCGTTGCCTAAATCAAATTCAATCTGTTCTAATTCATTAACATCTTGAACCATATTATTTACCCACTGATCATCTACAATAGAAGGATTTTCCATTGACTCTTGTTGCACTGGCGCTGCGAAATTCTCTTGAATTTCTCCAATAGTTTGACGAGCGTTTTGTGCAGCGATCTTGAGATCCACTTTAGATGCAGCAATTTCCTCAGTGTCGTATAGGCTCTCATCAAGTTTGTATTTCCGTTTCAGTAATACATCCACTTCATCAGAACTCAAGTTAGGATAAGACGTAGACATCTCTACACGGACGGCTGTTAAGTCATCCATGCCTTCAGTATTTAATGATTGATATGCAAACCAATCACCAGGGTCTCTTCCTGTACTTTCGACAAAATCAGCAATTGCTTGTACCCGTGGGTCAAGTTCGAATACTTCGCTATTTTCCTGTTCGCCTTCCGAGGGTTGCATTTCGCTGTTCTCTTGAAGTTGGCCAAGGAATGAATCGAAGTCGGATTCATTTTCTTGCATCGGTTCTTCTACGGCCTCAGTTGATGCAACCTCCTGGGGTTCGTTTGCTACTGGCTCCTGTACTTCTACTTGTTCCTGTTGTGGCACCTCCTCTGGAGAGTTTGGCGCTACTTCTGCGGGTGCAGGTTGATCAGGTGCAGGTTGTGCAGGGGCTGGTTGTGTATCTGTTTTCGATGTTTCTGAATTTACTGTTTCAGCAAAACTATTGTTCGCATCGTTTAACGCCGCTTGTGGCGGCTCTTGTGAAACCTCCATTCCCGCTTCGCGGATCTTGGCTTCTAGTTGGCTATCAATTGTATTCATATGTATTTATATTTATAATCAAACAAAGTTATGATGTTTAAACAACAAAAAAGCGAGTGAACTGCACTGTATAAATGCAAATCACTCGCCCTTAAAAGTAGTAAAGATCTTTACTGACCCATTTGTTTCATAACGCGGCCTATTCCGCTAGCGTTCAAGTCAGTTGCAATTCTTGCGTAACCTCGAACTTTCCCCCCTTTTTGGTATTTCATTTTCATACCGGAACCTGCTACGTTTTCGCCCTTGCCTCTTCCAGCACGACCACTCTCTACGGCGTTCGTGTTAGAGTCTCTAGCCATGTCTTTCATAACGCTCATAGCGATTTTTCTTTGCTTAGGATCTTTGAGCATAGCCTTCATCATTCCGCCACTCTCATACATCTTTTTCATTTTGCCGCCTTTCATGTATTCCATCATACCGCCGCCTGCCATACTCATCCCTTGAGCGCTAGACTTGTTTCCAGAAAACTTTCTTTTACCTCGGCTTTTCTCCATTGCCTCGCTTTCATCGCGACGATCTTTCATTGTCTGACTCTTCTTTCCACTTCGTGCGCCCATAGAGTCATCAAGCCGTGCGTTGTATCCTTGTTTCATAATTAGTAGGTTGTATGTATTACAAATTTAAGCATTATCAGTTTTACTTTCAGGGGGTGAGATTACCACTTTACTTTATTTGCCCAATATGCTGCGCTCATCTTACCCTTAGCAATGTTTCTAGCATGTCTTGCTTTAAAGGCTGCTCTTTTTTTTCTTCTTGCTGGGCTAGGATTAGACTCTGTTACAGTATCAGCACCAGGCTGTCCAAATCTTATTACTTTTACTTTATTACCTTCTTTAGCAACAACTACATGAGATTTGGTGGGATGGCTTGGGGTTGCCTTTGGTTTATTATAACCAGATACTCCTGCTCTTTTTAAACGAGGATCCTTATTTGCCATAAGGCAAAGATAATGCGTTTTTTATTCGTAAGATATGGCGTAAATATCAATGTTGTCAACCATATTAAAGTATCCCGCTTCTTCTAACAAAGCAGACATTTTAATGTCATTACAATGAGCGTGTTCAACCTTAATGACTTTGGGTCTAAGAGGACCATGGAAGTCTATAGTTTCTAGTATTTTTAAATCATGACCTTCCGCGTCTATTTTTAAAAAGTCCACATGAGGGAAGTCAGAGCAATGCGTGTCTAGTAAAGTTTGATAGGTCATACACTCCACCTCTTCGTCATGAACCAGGTCAGCATTTTGTTCTACAAGCCCCTCAGTTTCAAGAGTAGACATTCCTCTAAAGTCTGGATCTCTTTCACAAAGATCTTCATTATATACCTTCATAACGCATGAGCCGTCGAGAGTAGATATAGCGGAATTAACATAAGTTACATTATCATGAACAGGTAACTCTTCTAAGTATTGTGATAAAGGCTCAACAATTACACCTGTCCAGCCGTGTTCTGCTAACGGTATTAAGGTGTTAAAACTATTTGATCCTATCTCTATAAAGTATTTCATTTTTATTAGGTTTAAAGTATCTGACGAAGATACAACATTTAACTATTGATTTTTTCTTGATGATCCAGTTCCTTTTTTAAGTGTGCTATGGCTTTTTGAATATCTTGAGTAATTGGGTTATCTGGTTTTTTGCCTGCCCTTAGTAGGTATGTAATAGCGGTCCCCAGATTATAGTTGTCTGCTTGAAAGTCTAGGACAACATCAAACGCCTCTATGCGTTTATGTTTTCCAATATAATATTTAGGTGTGGTACTCATGGTCTAGAACAGAATGAAACGATTATATATCTCTCGCCCTTTGATATAGGTCTTCCACCATGGCGATGAGTAATTTTAGCAGGATGTATAGATATCTCTCCGACATTTCCTTTATGAACTTTTTGCTGTCTCCAGAACCAAGTGCCTCCGCCTTCAAAGTCTCTGTTCAATGTCAGGACGCAAGATATTAATCCGCTGTCATGATGTAAAGACAAGTGACCCTGTACGTCTTCTTGATACTTAATCATAAAGTTTTCACTAGACAGATCAGGCCAAGGCTTGCCATGCAACTGCCATTTATGAATAGCGCATGGATAAACAAACTCTCTTAAAACTTGAGAATAAATTTTATCTAAACCTATTGACTCTAGAAGTATG